AAGCATGTGGAACTCACCCGCGAATTCATCGCCGAGTGCCTCAACGATTCCCAGCTCGGCGACGCCCGCCTGTGGCAAGCCATCGTCAACGGACGCAAACTTTACGACCACTTCGCCAAGAGCTGGCGCACCTACGAAAACGGCATCTGGGCCAAGGACGAAATGAGCAGCACCATCATCGAGTGCGCCGATGCAATCGCCATGGCCTACAAGGCGCAGATTGCCAGCGTGCGCGAAGACATCGCCAAGCGCCCGCCACCGCCCGAAGTCACCAAGGACGCGCGGGCGGCGGTGATTAAGAAATTCGAGGGACGGGTGGAGAAGCTCTATAACCGCAGCTACATCGTCGCCGTCCTGGCGTTCGCCGAGTCACTGCTCGGCACCAAGGCGACGCTCTACGACCGCAAGCCGCACCTGCTGTGTGTGGAGAACGGCGTGGTGGATTTCTCCGAAGGTGTTTTTCGTGAGCACCGCCCCAGCGACATGATCACCATGAGCGCTGGTTACACGTTTAACCCTGACGCGCAGTGCACCAAGTGGGCGGCGTTCTTGGACTTCGCTTTCAGTGGCAACCGCGAGCTGATCGCCTACCTCGCCCGTTCGGTGGGCAACAGCCTAACCGGATTCGTGGACAAGGACGTCATGCACTTCCTTTACGGCTCCGGCGCCAACGGTAAGAGCACGTTCACCGCGCTGCTCAAGATGCTTGCCGGCGAATACATGGTAACGATCGGCATCGAGGCCCTGCTGGCGAAGCAGGCCGACAACAATTTCGATTACAAGAAGGCGATGCTCGAAGGTAAACGAATCTGCGTTACAGATGAAATCCCCGAGAGCCGCACGCTCAACGACAGCGCAATCAAGGCGCTGGTGGGTGGCGACACGATCACCGCGCGTCGCCCCTACGAAAAGCCCTACAACTTCGAGCCCACCCATAAGCTGTGGCTGGTGGGTAACCATAAGCCCGAGATCAAAGGCACCGACCACGGCATATGGCGGCGCATCCATTTGATCCCCTGGCTGAACACCATCCCGCCCGAGAAGCGCCGGCCGCGCCACGAGATCCTTGCCGAACTGCGGGCAGAACTACCCGGCATCCTCAATTGGGCGCTCAGGGGTTACCTCGACATGGCCGACGGTGGCGGGCTCAACCCACCGCCGGCGGTGCTGGCAGCGGTGAAAGACTACCAAGACGACAGCGACCAGGTCGCGCAGTTCTTGGAAGAGCGCACCGAGCGCAGCACGGCCGATGAGGTGCTGGCCTCGCGCCTGCTAAAAACCTACCTCGCCTGGTGCGAAGACAACGGCGAAAGCCCGCGCTACCGAAGCAGCCGCAAGCTGTGTGCCTACCTGCGCGAGCGGGCGTGGGGATTCCGCACCAACGGCGACCGCCAGCAGGTGGTGCAAGGGCTGCGGTTAATCGAGGCCAACTGATGACCCCGAACCAATTCAACACGATCACGGGCAGCGACTGGCGAGTGAGCCTACAAGCCGCCCGCGCCCGCCGAACCCTCAATAAAGAAAACTTCAGAAACCAAATCCTAGACACCATGACGATCGGGAAACCTCCCCGTGATTATTCGCCCGTAAAACCCCGAGCGGTTTCCCTCCTGCACGAGGGCTACTCGGTCAACGACATCCAGCGCGCCGCATCGGTCCCGCTTAAAGTTCTGGTCCAGTGGCGCGACGAGGCCGGAATCAAGCCCCGCCCATCGGGCTTTAACTCCAACCGTGGCCGCCTGCCGTACCTGGAGCAATTTGCCGTTGAGGCAGGAAAGGAGGGCGGCAAATGAGCAACATCGACCGAATTGACGACACCGGGCTGTCGGCGGTGTTCGCCGTCGAGGTGGCTGGGTATCTTCAGCACACCCAATCCGGTCCGAATGGCCGATGGGTTAACAACGGCATCGTCTGGATGTGCCCGAGCGTCTTGACCTTCGCCAAGTCCACGGACGCCGTGCTGCCGTATCTAGAGCGCACGCTTTTCAGAATCGAGCGCCTGTGCCAGCCAGATGAATACTGCGTTTACATCGAGTTACCGGCTGGCACCTACGTCAAGGGCTGCGACGCCCGGCTTTCAAAGGCTGCGTGCATCGCGCTGATCCTCGCCGCGAGGGCTGAGAAGGAGGCCAGCCCATAACCATGCCCACCCGCCCGCCAACCCTAGGCCGCCAAGCGCCTGCGCCGCGTGCTCCCGACACCCGCGAAAGCGCATCGCGTCGGGGTTACTCGCCGCGCTGGTCGGCCTACGCTCGCCAATTCCTCGCAACCCATCCGCTGTGCGTTGCCTGCGCCAAAGTCCACCGGCCAACGCTGGCCTGCCTGGTTGACCACATTGCACCCGTCACCCGTGGCGAGGCCGATCCGCACTTCTGGGCACCGGAAAACCACCAGCCGCTGTGCCGCCGCTGCCATGCCAAGAAGACCCACGCTGACCGCCGTGCCGGGCTCACTCGCAGCGCCCAAAAATAAGGCGTTGTTTTTTTTGTGCCATTCTGTTACTTGTCGCCCCGTATGACAGCTTTACCGCTACCGCTCATTCTTCTTACCAGTTTTTCGGCTTTGCTTTCGGGTTGCGCCTCAACCGGCACCACCTCCGCCCCGATCCCGACCACCTACCACGCCGACGCATCAGGACGCTACGCCGGCCGCGATGAGGTCCGCACCAATGCCGCCACCGGAAAACCCGAGGTGATGCACTACGACGCCAAGGGGAAGTTCATCGGAACCAGCCGCTAATGGGAGCACGAGGCCCAGCACCGCAGGCCGGATCCGCCGCACAGGCCCGCACCGCGCCCGGCGTGCCGCCTGCTCCTCTGCACCTGTCCCCGCTCGCTGCCGAGGAATACGACCGCGTCGCCCTCCTCCTTGAGGACTCGATTCAGCACCACGATTCCGCGCTGCTTGCTGCCTACGCTCAGGCCTCGGCGGAAGTCTCCCTATTTACCGATCAGCTGCGCACCGAGGGCGCGATCCTCACCGCAGCCACCGGCGGGCGCTACCTGCACCCCGCCCACGCCGCCCGCGCTTCTGCCCACAAGCTCTTGCTCGCCACTGCCACCCAGCTGGGGCTTTCGCCTGCCGCCCGTGCCCGCTTGGGCGCACCCAACACACCCGCCGCGCTTCCCGTCGGCCCCGAGTCTTTTAACGCCGCCCACGGCACCGCCGCATGATCACACCCGCCCAACGCTTCTCCGCCCCCAAAGAACTCCCCGACGCCCTCGATGCGCTCGGCTTCCCTGGCTTCGATCAGCGCGCCTGCCGTGTGCTCATTCGTGACATGCGGTTATCTGGTGCGCCGGTGATGCGCAAAAAGTATGCCCGCCCCGCTGATGCTGCCACCTGGTTGGTTGCGCATCCCAACTGGTCGCCCTACGCCCTCTCCCCTGAGTCGAAGTCAACCGGCCTGTTCACCCAGTGACTACGGCGACCGGGCGGAAGAAACCGGCCCGCGCCCAGCCCAAGAAATCAGCAAAAAAGCGCCGCCCTCGCGCTCGCCCCTGGCATTTCACGGCGGATCACCTCAAGCCCCTCGCCGCCAACGATCCGGCCCGCGCTTATTTTGCGCACATCGTCGAAAGCCCGAAGCAACACAACCGGTGGATTCACCTCGCCGCCCGTCGTCACGCGCTCGATCTCCAGCGCGCCGCCTCAGATCCGGCCTATCCCTACGTTTACGACTGCACCCTTGCCGCTCGCCCCTCCGCTTTTGCTGAGCAGTTCAAGGGCCTCGAAGGTCCGCTCGCTGGAAAAACCCTAAAGCTGCTGGACTGGCAGCGGTGGATTGTCGCCATGCTCTACGGCTGGCGGCACCGCTCCGACCCACGCCGGCGCCGGTTCAATTACGCCTATATCGAGGTCGCCCGCAAAAATGGGAAGACGGGATTCGTCGCCCCGCTCGGGCTTTATCAGCTCGCCTTCCCGCCGCCCGGTGCACGCTGCGAGGTGTACTCGGTCGCCACCAAATTGGAGCAGGCCAACATCGTGTGGCGCGACGGCTGCCGCCTCCTGCGCACCGCCCAAGGTTGGGCCCGCCTATTCCGTGAGCGTCACAACCGGCTTACCCACAACCCGAGCGACTCCGACTGGCGTCCGCTCGGTGCCGATAAATCGACCCTCGACGGCCTGCGCCCCGAGCTGGCCATCATGGACGAGCTGCACGCGTGGCCTGACCGTGGCCTGTGGGATGTCATCAATTCCGCGTTCGGTGCGGCTTTCTCGCCGCTGGTTTTGCAGATCACCACGGCAGGCGACAACCCCGAGGGGATTTGCATGGAGCAACAGCAGCGGTGCTGCCGCCTGCTGGATTCGGTGGAGCGCGGCACCTACCGAGGCGATGACGGCGACGGCGCGTTTTATTTTGGAGCCATCTGGACCATCGACGCCACCGACCGCTGGGATGATCCGGCCATCTGGATCAAAGCCAACCCGTCGCTTGGCGTGGTCAAGCCCGCCTCCGAGATGCACAAGCTCGCCGTTGGTGCTCGGGTTTCGCCCGGGGCGCGCCGTGAGTTTTTAATCAAACAGCTCAACTGCTGGCAGACCACCGGCCCCGCCCGCTGGCTGGACCCCGCCCAATGGGCACGCGGCCACCCCGGCCAAGCCATCACCTACCCCGTCAGCTGGGAGCGGCTGCGCGGCCTGCCCCTGTGGTGCGGCATGGACTTGGCGAGCACCACCGACACCTCGGCATTTTGCGCCCTCGCCGTTGACCCTGCCGACCCCGAGCGGCTCCTGTGTGCGTGGCAATTCTGGTTACCCGAGGCGGATCTCTCCGACCGGATTTCGCGGGATAACCAGCCCTACGACCTGTGGGCGCGTGAGGGTTGGCTGTCGCTCACACCCGGACCCATCAGCGACGTTAACCAGATCGAGCGCGACATCGTCGCCCGCTTGGGCGAGCTCACCGGCACCGTGCTAAACTTCGCCTACGACCCCGGCTGGGCGCAGGGCCTCGGGCAACGCCTCCAGGATGAGCACGGCCTGCCCATG